CTGTTGACCGTTAGGTAACATCAACCAATCGGTATCTGAATAATTGTAGTGAGCGTTTACTTCGTGTTCACGGTTAAAGAACAACTCAAACGCAAAAGTAGCCGTACCAGGAACAGGCTGTGTTAACTGTACGGGGTCTTGAAGCAATGGGTTCATTGCACCAATGTTCTGTTGCACAGAACGCTGAAGTGCTACAGGATTAAATTGAAAGAATACTCTTCGTGGGTCTGCATTACCTGATAAGTCAACAGCAGGGTCAGTAAGAAGACTACGCATATAACCACGCTGTACAGCATGTGTTCTGCCAGCAGAGTCCATGTATTGTTTTTTAGGATACAAAAATGGAGGGTTATCAATATTGGTGCGAGCGATACCCATAGGTTCTGGAGAATTTGGCATACCAGCAAGTCCATAAAACTGGTTTGTAGAGTAGGTGTTTCCTACACCTGCCATCTTTCCAATACCATACTCAGGGTATGCCTCTTTATATGCAGCAAGTGCCTCTGGACTAAATCGCACATTATCAAGACTCATGTTTGCCTCATCATTACTAGTTTAACTTCACTTTCAAGAAGCCTTCCGACTTCCTTAGCAATACGGCGGATGTCGCCATTGGTGTCTTGCCCACCTTGTAGGTAGATGTTAGGTGAAATAACAATTGATCCACTACCGTAGGAACCACCACCTACGCCTCCACTAACGCTCGTGTCTTGGGAGTAGGTATTACCATCACCAAAGTTTCTACTAAGTGCAGTTGGAGACACTGGTTTGTCAATACCTTCAATTCTGCTGAATGCAGAAGTAACTTCTGGGGCTGTAGCCGCTGATGCCCGACCAGCAGCAACACCTCCTAAAGAACCACCCTTTTTGTTTGGACCTTTTGCAACAACATAGTTTTTTCCTTTTGCAGAAGACGACCTAACAGAGCCTTTACCAGATCCTTTAACTGATTTATAGGGGTTGACTCGTGTTGCACCAATTGATTTTAAGTATTTATCTAAAGGAGTACGCATACTTCCTGCGGGCTGAACATGGAATGGTTCGTCTCCTGATCCTCCACTTTTTGTACCACCATGGTCTAGTCCATACGATGCGGCGTTTGCTCTAATCCACTCGTTGTCTCCCATAACATCCGCTGCAAGGTATTCAGCGTGATAGGACTCTCCTGGAACAGCCAAGTCATAGCCAGAACCTTTTTTCTTGACCCAAACGGTGCCATTCCAAATTCTGTCTGACGAACTAGTTTTTTCAGTTAGATCTGGGCGTTCTTCATAGCGGCGGCGGAACTCAGATTCCTGTTCTTGTAAACTTCTAAATCCTTGTCCAATGTACAATTTGTTGTTTGCCAACAACATGTTGCGTAATGGTTCTGCTAACTGTGGTTTAAGTGCAGATAATTTTCTTTCGTCAGTCGCTGGCAACGAATCTCTTGGAGTTGATGTAGTTGTTTTTGTAGCAGTAAAGTTTGCTGCGGGACCAGCAGATGGTTTATTACCGTCACCACCACCAGAAAAAATGTTTCTAAACGCATTAATTAAACCAGTACCCACACCTGTTTTATTACCAAAAGTGTCTTTTAAGAAGTTAACTGCTGGGTTTCCAGCGGTACTAATTTTAACTCCAATGATTCCTGATAGTTGGTCTTCAAACATTGCAAGCATTTTGGTAGCACTACGCAAGTTTTTCTCAAAGTCAGCAAAGTTATCTGTTTGACGACCATAAAAGCGTTCTTCACGCTTGATCTTTTCACCAGTTGTTTTTTCGTGTTGGGTAATGTAGTTGCCTTCAATACCCATAGTTTTGCGATCAGATTCTTGTGAAGGGTCATACATCCCTTCTTTACCATTTGTTTTCTTTTGAAACTGTGTGTTTTCCATGGCGTACTGAATAACCATGTCTTGCATGTCTTCAGGAACACCCATAGCCGTAAGTCGTTGACGGGTGTTAGATCCAGGTTGTAGGGCTCCACGAAGAGCCTCTGGGTTAGTCAATCCAGCACGGCGAACAATTCCTTGAATGTTTCCCATGGCGGTGTTTTCTTTACCGCCAATTCCGTACATACCACCGCCACCCATCATGAACATACGGTTAGCAACATCTGGGGAAGACATGCCAGCAATCATCTTTGTAGCACCCTCTGTGCTTAAAGAGAATCCTGTAATAGCACGCATGGCTTCTACGCTGGATGCTTGCTTAGTAGCCGTCAAACCTGTGGTGGCTTGTAGGTTCATCATCTGATTAATGGCATCAGAGCCACCAAGCATGTAATGGCTGGTTAAAGGTTTACGAACACCATTACGGATTTCTGCGTTAGATGCACCATACATCTGTTGATATAGTGCAGTCATTCTGTCCGCTTGGAGAGAGTATTCTGCACCAACACCTATTCGTGCATCGGAGGTGATTCCTGGCATTCGCCCAGCATCTGACAAGAATGGGACTCCGCCTCCGCCTCCGCCTCCGCCTCCGCCTCCGCCTCCGCCTCCGCCTCCGCCTCCACTAGGCATTGGGATCTTTTTAAGCAGTTGAGCCATTTGAGCCATTGAAGGCATAGCAGCAGCAAAGGTACCTGATGTACCTGTTCCCGCACCTGCGGTACCCGCTGTGGCAGATGGAGCAGAAATAGACCCTCTAGAAGATGCCATGGAAGCAGACACACTTCCTGCACTACCCGAAGCAGGGCGTTGTCCTCCAGAAGGGTTAATGGAGTTTAGGTTGCTACCAATTTTTCCTAAAGCAGTATGTGCTTTGGATACCTTGTCAGTAAGGACCTCAACCTTGCGGGTAAGTTTGTCCATGAAACCAAGGACTTGGGCTTCTTGACGAGCATCAATACCAAGTGTGGCACGACCATTACCACCCCTAGAGGGCTGGGCAACACGGTCAATTGGGCTTTCACCACCTTGGTTTTCTGGAGTCATGATAAATCCTTAATTATTTATTACGCCACTTTGCCATGCTGAACCAAAAGGCACGCTGGCGCACTGTCATTGTTTTGAGGTCTTGGAGACCAAAGCCTCTGTACGCAGAGACAATTCTTTCGTATTCCCAATAAATAAGTGTCAGATCAACCGAATAAAAGTGAGACCCAATCTATCACCACTGTTAAATTAGTATCACAATGGGCACACTGAGTCTCCACCTCCTCCATTTGAGGACCTGGTTGTACCGAGGTGATTGCTTTTGTGATCTTTTTACGGTCTGCAATGTTTAACTTTTTAGCCCATGATTCACGAGATTCACGATCCATGGTGTTAATAAGACAACGAGCAATAATGTATGTATTTTGTTCAGCAGCGGTTTTACCTTTTTTAGCCGCATACCTACTATCACCTGATGTTGGGTAATTAAATGAGGAAGTTTCCCCATTTTTAAGAACAACATTAATTGGCTTTGTAAGGTCTACATCTACTTTGTCAACTTTAAAGTCATCAACTAGGTCAATAGTTACATCGTTGCTTTTGCCACATGTTCCGCAGTTGAGTTGCATTTCTCGTGACTTACCATAAGTTGCACGAACAACACCTAAAAACAATAAGTCACGATCACCAATAAGTAATTCATCAATAAGATGCTGGTTACTAGCAATAGACATAGAGCCAATAGTTACAACTGCTTTTTTTAACAATTCGTTTAGATAGTCTCCGTATGACAATTCTTCTTTAGCGTCAAGTGCCGCTAATGATTCCTCGTCTTCTCCAGTAAGTTCACGGACTTGTGCCACAGTTTCCCAGTCATTGGTTTCCGTATTAAGGACACCTTTAAGAAGGGTTACAGTTGTGTCTGGAGAATTGTCAATAGTTGGTGCTGATTCTGCGATTGCGCTATTAGCCGCATTCGCTAGACTGGATAATGATTCTGACATTTAGTTTTCCTTTTAAGTTAAGTTAGATCAGTTAAAGCCCTGGATGTTGTACTTGGCTGCATCTGCTGCATTCCAAGCAAGAACAAATCCTTCATGGTGCACAGTAAGTTCTTGAACCATAATTCCACTGTCTCCAGCAGACAATCCACCAAGACTGAAAACTCCAGGCCAGCAGTTGAACAACTTCATGGCAAGTTTAACCTTACCAGGCTTTTCATCATTGGTTGAGAGGTTTCCTCCACCAGAGTAGGTGTAGGTGTTACTCGTGGTTGGGTGGTCATAGACCTTTACCACGATGTCACAGCGGTAGTCGCCCTGCTCATTAATACCAGTGCTTCCACCAGGGACACCACTCTCCCATGAGTGGATGAATTGTTGCCACTTCCAGAGTTGGTCTCCGTCAGCAAATACGCCACGAACGAATGACACGGCGCTAAAGTCAGACAAACCAACCATCTTATGCGTGTGGGTGTTCATACCACCCTCACGGTAAGACAAGAGGTCATTAGTAACACTAAGACCACTCATGTTGGTGAATCCAATTTTTCCTAAGTCCTTACTAAAGTTAGCAAGTGCTCCAGATGGGGTGATCTGAACTTGAAACTTAAAGTTACGAAGTGGATCAGTGCGTTGTACATTAGCCATTATTTATCTCCTTAGATAGTTTCTGCGGTCGTGTTTGAAGAACCAGCAAACTGGCTTACATTAATAACAATGAATTCGGCAGGTGACTGTAATGCCACACCAACTTCAACATGAAGTTCGCCGTTTTCAATTGTATAAGTTGTGTTGTTGGTTGAATCACAAATGATATAGAACGCTTCTGTTACATTTCGTCCCTTAAGACCACCAGCACCCCAGAAGTCCGCCAGGAACTTCCAGACACGGTTATTGATGTCTGTCCAGACACGCTCACCGTTTGGCTCAAACAATGCATAGTTAGCAATTGTTTCAACATTGTGCTTGATGTAGTTAAGGGAACGGCGTACTGGAACATACTTTGTGATGTCGGTGCGCTTAAGGGTTCGGGCACCATTAATAATGATTCCACCACCAGGGATGTTCTTCATGGTGTTGACATTGGAATCATAAAGGAGACCAATGCTTGCTTCCGTGAAGTTTGTAGTCAAAGCGTATGCGTTACGGATGTCGTAAGCATAACCAGCAGGTGCTTTAGCCACGGTACGCTCTTGCTCAACACGAGAGAACAATCCAGCAATTGCGCCACCTGGGAAAGTGTCCCGAAGAGTAGCAGAACCTGAACGAGCAGGATCTGGCATCTTTAGGACTGGGTAATACACAGCGCCATAGGAAGACTTGTTGTATGTATCAGTCAATCCTGTGATTGCGGCACTGGTAAGTAGGGTCTTGCTTGGGTCAATAATGACAAAAGCATTACCACGAGTTTCGGCGTATGTTGTCGCCTTATCTACAAGACTCTTAGATGTTTGACCAACCAAGTTAATCAGTAGTGCACCAGGAACTGTGTCCAGTGCGTCAACAGCGGTTGTCCAGTCTGCGTCAACAACAGTACCATTGGTTCCTTCAACATCTCCAGAAGCAGTGGCGTCACCAATCTTGTAGGTAGCCGATCCTGAGGATGGGTTTCCGTAGGTAAGACCTGTCAGTGTGTAATCAACACCTGCGGTTAAACCAGCATCAACCTCAACGACATCGGCGTAAATAGAGTATGTGTTAACAATGTTAAGGATGTATTGTGCTGAGTCAGGATCAAGAGAAACCTCAGTCCAACGCTCTACCTCAACTCCGTTGAAGTATACAAAAAGGTTGAATGTTCGTGGAGCGCCTTTACCAAAAACACCACCACCAACATTAACTGTTTCGGGAATACCATCACGCTGTCCTGGTGTAAGGACAACCTTCAAACCAAGTTCTGTCGTTGTGGTGCTTGATGCAACCCAGTTAGCCCAAGTTCCTGGGCTCTTTGCTTGAACCTTAAACAAAGTCACTACTGAAGAGGAAGCGCCAATTGTTCCAGTAATAGAACCAGACTTAGCGGTCACAGCGGCGGCGTTGTTCTGGGCAGTCGTGGTATGGGCAATGCGGTTGATGTATGCGGAACGACCACCGTTTGCAAAAAATTGGTAGACGGAGTAACCAAGATCAGAAGTGTTAGTCAGGTCACCATAAAGTGCCTTGTACTGATTCCACGAATCAATGCGTGTAGGTCCAATAGGTCCACGAGCGACTGTTCCAAAGAACGCCGCAGGAGTAACCTGTGGTCCTATTGATGCGTTTGTAGTGAATGGGCCTTCTGTAATGTAGACACCAGGGCGGGAGAATGCCATTTTTGCTCCTTAGCAATAGACGGGGTTTACGGGGTACTTATATTTAGACAATTGTTGGGACAGTAGATGTGATTTGATGGAGACCATACATGTCTTGTGAGGGGATCTCAGCAGACATTTGAAGTGTGTAAATCTTTCGGAAAATACGCTTACGGTATCCTGCCTCTGAGTCAAGGAGGTCCGCAGTTGTCCAATCCAAAAGATCTAAACGCCGAATTGTGTCATCCTCTGGGACTGTGATAAAGCCCTGTCGGAATGGAACAATTGTACTCAACATTTGACTGCTAAGTTGGCGATCGTGTAGTGCACTACGAGTAAATGTAGAAACTTGATACAAAAGATCTACGGGAACAAACTCGTTGCTGACAATAAACTCTTTACCTGTGGAAGGTACTGTTTCTAAATTAGAGATACGGCTAGGCCAGTAGTTCAAACGGTCTGGCGAAGTATCAAACTTAGAGCGGTTTGGAATACCCACTTTAGGGTAAATTACTTGTGTTTCTGAATGCTGACGGTTGCGTGCATGCACAATGTCAATCATTTCAATAGTAAGAAAAGGATAACTACGCTCAGTTTCTGCCTCTGGGTAACGGAAGAATACCTGTACAGGTCGTGAACCGTTGCGGTCATCACTAACAGTCAAGGTAGAAAACCGTGCTTTAAGGGCAGCATCTTCAGCAAGAAGAAATCCTGGGTTCGGCATTAGTTAATCATCCGATTTGAAATACGGTCGGAAAATTCAGACTTTAAATTATACGAACGGTGTAAAGCAGTAGACCGCAACAGCCCTGTGGGAACAACCTTCTTAGAGGGGTCACCATATTCAACCAATTTGGCTTTATCTTTATTAGCACTTACACCATACTCAAGATGATTACCTACTACGGAAACATCTGCATGGGGAGCATGTTCCACCCAATCGGGGTGGGATGACATTCTTTCAGAAAGGTGTGAGTGTTCAGCCGCAATAGTGTCTTCAAGGGCGCCTTTATAGGCTGATGGAAAATTCACAAGGTATTCTGAAAAGAAAGAAACAAATGGGAATTCCCCAGTGATAACAGAATTAGAGTTCGTGCGTGTATGCGATTGTGCAGAAGTCATTACTTCTCCCACGGAACTCTAGGCGTTATACCCCTTGGCGCTCACCAAGGTTATATACAGTTTATCAGAGTTAGGGAATCGTGGAGGAGGGGGGAAGGGTGGCAGGCCATGGCAAATTCTGCACACCATAAGATTGTGGACCTGGATCAAAAGGCATTTCTTGGCTGATGAAGACTTCAATACCTTCAACCACAATCAATACATCATCTGAGGCACGACCACGGACACGGTAGGAAACTACAGAAAAATAGCGACCGTCATAGAGGAACATGTCATTAAGGTGACCACGGTATTCAAAAGGGTTGACCACCCCAGCATCACGAAAATCCTCAACTGATGCCACAAAGTTAGTCAACTGTACTGGCTGGCGACCTTCAGGGATAGCACGCTTCTGGTCTTCAGCCTCTGTAATCATTAGTACAGGGATGATTACACCGTTTTTGTACCTTTTACCACCAGCGCCTGGCACACCTTCATCGTAAACATCGTCATACACAGACTGTGTGGATGTGTTGGTTCCCAAAGGAGTAAATTCAAACCATACGATTGACTCACCGTTGTTACGGTGGTAACTGCGGTAGTTCTTTCTAATATGGGCTAGTTCACGCCTTAGGTCCATTAGTAAAACGCATTACTTGTGTAGCCCCTTGGTGGGGGACCATCAATATAGACATCCTCACGCAACGGCTCATTTTCTTCTGCAATAAGGATTTTTCCTTCACTGTCTTCCGCCCAGATACGCTCCATTGGACCGTAGTCACCAAGTTCCTTAGCCTTGTACAGAGGTACATAACGATTGGTTGTGCGGGACACACGGCGTAGACTGAATTGAGATATTTTTTCAGGACCAATGTTGAGGTTGTTGGCGTGCTTACGGTACTCAACTTCCCATTGCTGAATAAGGCTTTGAAGCATGCGAAAACGCTGTGATCCAGGGATGTGGATGGACTCAGAGGTCATGACATCAATGTCACGGGCAAACTCTGTCATAAGAGCCTGTAGGGACTCTACAAGGGCTCCCAGGCCCACTACATCCAATACTGCAAGATTAGCCTGTTCCAAAGGAACATCAATTGTGGGGATATGGTAATTAATTGATTTCTTTGAGTAAAACTCAAGGTCAGCAGGAAGTAACCACTCGTAGTAGTAGCCCTCAACCATGATGGTTGTGTTAGCAGCAGGGGTAGCAGAAAGGCGCAAAATACCATTACGGTTGTCAAGGGTGTACTGGCTAGATGTTAGTTCAGTGACTGTTCCACCAGTAACGGTAGCCACCCAGACGGTAGTGGGGTCAATGTTAAGTTGACCTAGTTCATATGTGCGACCAATTGCGTCAAAAGACACCTGAAAGAACTTAGGGAAATCACGCAAGTAATTTCGTGCTACTTCCACAATATATTGAAGTGGGGTTAAATTTGCCATTATTGATCTCCTGAACCAGTTCCTGGGAGGGTGTCTTGCAGCGGTTGATTAACTTGTGGTTGTGACTCACGGTGACGCCTGGTCATGATGGTGCGGACTTTTTTAATGTCAGCGACCGTACCAGTGGGCACTGGGATTGGGCGCTCGTCTGTCATTGTGCCTCTAGGGCTTCAACTTTGGCGGAAAGTTCTTGTACTGCTTTAACAAGGATAGAAATGACATCGTTTGTTTTCCACATCTGTGGAACAATTTCGCCATCTTTAATACCAAATTCAATAAGATTTGGTTGTACTTCTAGTATTTCGTCAACAATAAAACCATGGTGAATACTATTATTATATTCGTATTTTTCAATTACACCATCAGTATCTTTAGGTATTTGTTTAAATGTCCGTGGTGTTAAAGAGTTGATAATGTCTAAAGCATCATCAAACGAATTAATTTGTTCTTTATATTTACGCAAAGAAGTGCTGAACGCTATTCTTCCGTCACCAAGTCGGCGCAAGTTAGCGGCAGATGTAGTATCTCCAATGCCAGTTAGGTAGAAGTTGCTATTAGTTACTCGGAAACCGCCTTCAACAGTCCAAGTACCACCCGAACTACTCCACCCAATGTAAGGTCCACCAAGTGGGTCAACATTGACAAATACAGAGAGATAACCAGCAGTTGTAGCACTGCCAGCAGACCCAGCACTTCCTGCGCTACCTGTAACATTTATGCTGTAAGTTCCACCGTTGTTATAGACCAATGATGGGATACCTGTAATACCACTCCATGGAACTGCACTGGCGGTTGTGGCTGTTGTTGCGTTTCCGCTGACATTGCCTACAAGGGTGGCAGTAATGGTTCCTGCGGTAAAGTTTTCGCTGTACTTAGCAAGGTTGTACCAGGTGTTACCAACCTTAACTGACAGTGGGGAAGAAAGGTTAGTAGCGTTAGTTACCCAAGCGGTATTAACATAGGTGTCACCAGAAGACCCAGAACCAATGGCTGTGCCGTTGGTAGGTGCGGTGTTCGCTACCCTGTTTCCGTTAGAACGGACAAAAATCCTCTTATCAGTAATGTGTTGAGAGGTGGGGGCAATGTTTGCTGTACGCCAAACAGAGGCTAGTACAACATCTGTGTCGGTATTGATTTGACCTACACCATTTCCTGTAGCAGGAAATCGGGGGTTTGGACCTGTAGCGGTACCAGTGACATAGACATCAACCGTGTTAGCCCCGTTAATACGGGCATACACAATATCAAAGAACCCATCGGTTCCAGCAGATGTTAGAGCAAGACCAAGTTTGTTACTGGCGAGTCTGTAGTAGACGCCTTTAATTAAAACTTCTCCTGCTAGAACATCTACAGTAACTGATGAGCCAGGGATGACATCCATGCCACTGACAACGCCAGTGTCAGCACTTCCAAGAATTTGGAAGTCAAGGGAGTCTGGCTCTGCCTGATTCTGATTAAAAGCATCAGGAGTATTTGGAATTGTAAAGCCAGACATTTATTCCTTAGAGGGTGTCGTAGATGTTTCCGTGGTTAGCGAGGTGATTGTAGAGATCAGTAGGAAGTGTGTATGTGGTGCCATCTTCAAAATCAAAAGACTGGGTACCCCAATACATTGTCCATGTGCCCTTAACACGACCCTTCTTTGTGGCGGGTGCGCCAGGTGCGACTACTTCCTTTTCAGGAGTTGCTTCAACAACAACTTCCTCAACTGCCTCAGGGGCCTCAACAAACTCTGGATTGGTGATTTTTTTAGCAGCCATGGCTACTCCTTTTTGTAAAAGTGGGTAATTAAGTGTAAAGGTGGGGTACTAGGCTTGCGCCGTTCCCCCACCTTACATCAAATTTGTGGATTAGGCTCCAGCAGGAACTGAGCCACCAAGGGTGTTGATAAGCACACGAGATTCGTGCGTGATAACACCAAAGCCCCAGATTGCGTACCAGGACAAGCCGTGCTCACGACCGAAGTCAATCACACCACCGTCACGGAGTTCAACTGGAAGGGCAATTGCCTGACCGAATGCGTTGTCACCGATCATGATGCCTGTGTATGAGTTGGAGAGGACTGCGTCTACAGTGCTCGTTGCTGGGTTGGAGTCAACCGAGCCGAGACCCGACTTCACCTGTGTGGTTTCAATGAAGACCACATCGTAGATGCGTCCGATTTCACCAAGCATGAAGTTGCCAGGAGCAGCGTACTTCGTCACTTCAATGAACTCAGGCCAGTCACGCAGTGAGCGAGCCTGTGCAGGGTTTACGAAGCAGACATAGGTGTCGCCAAGGCGAGGAATGTTCTGTCCAGCCAAGATCTCCACTGCGTCCTTAATGGTTGCAGGTGAGAGGTAGCCAGGAGCACCTGAGTTACCAGCGGCCTTGTACTCGTATGGAGCAAGTGAGCCACGGGTTGCCGTTGCAGTGCGACCAAACACGAGGTTTGGAGCAACTGCGGCTCCGCCACCGAATGGGACGCCTGGCTTGTAAAGGGTGTTGCGTGCCTGAACATCCATGGACTGTGCCATGTGGCGACCAAGGAGGCGAGAAGCCGATGCCATAACATCGTCAAACGAAGCGTTGAGAAGGAGTTCGGTAACCGAAACTGCACGACCCTGTTCCTTAACGGTGATCTGGATCTGGCTTGCCGAGAGGGCAACTGGGTCCATGCGAACACCTTCAGTCAACTCTGCACCAACGGTTTCGTTGATTGACAGGTTGTTGTAACGCATGAAGTTGATGGTCAAACCAGGCATAACGCCGAGTTCCGTCTTCTTTACAGCGAACTGCTCAAAGCGGAGGACAGGCATTGCTTGGAACAAGATTTCCTTGGACCAAATTGTCTGGATTGCTGGACTGAGTGCAGCACCGCCGTCAGTATAACCTGCGGCTGATGTTGCGCCTGCGGTGGTAATTGCACCGCCTGCTGGGGATGGGTATGCCATTGGGCTTATTCCTTTGGGTAATTAATTGTTGGGGTTGTTAGAAACGGCCTCGTGGAGACCGTGCATTTAGGAGCCTGTCCCGCATCTTTGCATACTGATCCATTGACATGTTGCGGATATCATCCGCACTTAACTGTTGGTATTCCGTCTGAGTTTCCATTGGCCCAACAGGAGGAGCCGTTACTGGCGCCCCCCGCAAGCGACCCTGCGATTGCTGAGTTGCTTGTTGGATTGATTCAATAATAGCAGATGAACGCTCACGGAGTACAGCAATAGATTGTTCAATCTCATCTTCGGTGTTGCCTGCTACAAGGTCAATGAGTTCAGGAATGATTGATTCCTGCTCTGCCTGCAAACGGGACTCACGATAGTGATTAAGTGCCTGCATCTGACGCTCCTTATCAAGGAGTGCTTCCTGTGCCTGACGCTGTGCTTCAATCTCAGAAAGGCGTGCTTGCCATTCCTGCTCCACAGTATTGATGCGCTGGTTGAATTCGTCTTCCTTACGGAGGAGGAGTTCCTTTGCGCTCAATTCCTGAAGTTCACGCTCACGGAGGATTTCTGCTTCTTTAGAAGCACGGGCTTCTGCTTCCTGACGAGCGGCTTCACGCTCTTGGGAAATAATTGCCATCTGCTCTTCCATGCTCTTCACACGGGTGTCAGCCTCTTCAAGACGCTTGTACATCTTGTCTTTTTCTTGCTTACGGATGCTTTCTACTTCATCCTCAGAAAAGAGTTTGCTGTTCTTAGTTGCATTCTCTACAAACTGCTCCACAATTGGAGCGTCCATAGGAACGGAAATGATGTCCCCTTCGGGACCTGTGTTCTTTGCCATAGGGTTACCTACCTTGTTAGTTTGGCTTTTAGGGGCTTATTTAATACGACTAATTGTTTTTGTTAAGACTTATTCTTCGTCAGGGACTCGCCGTTGAGCGAACCTGGCGCCATAAGCCTTAGATACAAGTTGATTTACCATCTGCTCTTCTTGAGGACTGATGATTGGTCCAGGCATTGGACCACCACCTTCCCCAGAAGAACCGTTTGCGGAAGATACATTAGCACCTCCAGCAGACGCCATTTCAGGTCCTCCAGGACCTGGAACCATACCAGTGGCAAGCATTACTGCCATCTGGATTTGAGCATTAAGCATGTCAAGAGCGCCTTGATCCATAGCATCATCATGCAGTTCCTCAAAGATTTCTTCCATCTTTTCGTTCGGAAATTCTTCTCCAAGAATACGCAGAGCGCCACGCTTGGATTCAAGTCCGAGAGCCATCTTGGCTTGTACCTCATTGAGTTTAATAAGTTGATCAACGGGAAGAGGTTCAGGCCAATGAATCATGGTCTTATATGTAATAGGGTCTGCGGGATCAAGTGCAGTTGCTTGGTCACGCTCTGGCATAGCCGACTTTGATGGATCATACTGAAGCATCTGTGGCTCAAAAATTGCGGCTGTGCGAATAACCAATTCGTTGATGCGCTCAAGACCCTTAGTAAAGTGAACTTTCTTCATCAAGAAACGGTTCATCATTGGCTGATATTGGATAGCCAATGCCACACCAGATGTGTTAGATACAGGTTGGAATTGTCCAAGAGCGGTCTCTGGTACACCAGTAATTTCATGCATTGTCCGCTTAAGGAAACCTATGTATTCCAAAGCACCCGACATTTCACCACGAGATTCAAGGTTAAATACGCTGGCATCCTTAGGGAGACCAGCCCAAACCTTCTTAGGTCCACGCTCCAACTGGGAAGCCTTAGCACCAGTGATG